TTATTAGTTGGAAAAGAGTATGAGCAACGGGTTAAAGGTAACTAAAAGAAATGGTATTATTCAATCACTTGATTTGGATAAGATGCATTTGATGGTTGAAGAGTCATGTAAAGGTCTTGCAGGAGTATCTGCAAGTCAAGTTGAGATGCAATCTGGAATTCAGTTCTATGATGGTATCACCACAGCAGAAATTCAAGAAATCTTGATTCGCTCTGCATCAGATTTGATTGATTTGGACCATCCAAATTATCAGTTTGTTGCAGCACGTCTTCTTCTTTTTTCACTTAGAAAAAGTTTGTATGGTGGTATCAAAGACTTCCCTCACCTTGAGGAGCACATTAACAATTGTGTAGCAAAGGGAGTTTATGATAGTGAAATTTTTATCAAATACTCCAAAGAAGAAATAGATAGAGTAAATGGATTTATTGACCATGATAGGGATATGCTTTTTACCTATGCAGGTCTTCGTCAGGTAGTAGATAAGTATCTGGTACAAGACAGAAGTCTTGGTAAGGTTTATGAGACTCCTCAGTTCATGTACATTATGATTGCTCTGACAATCTTTGCAGAGTATCCAAAAGAAACTCGTTTGGAATATGTTCGTAGGTACTACAATGCAATCTCAAAGCACAAAATCAACATTCCTACACCAATCATGGCAGGTGTTAGAACCCCACTTCGCCAATTTGCAAGTTGCGTTCTTGTTGATGTTGATGACACCCTTGACAGTATCTTCAGCAGTGATATGGCAATTGGTCGCTATGTTGCTCAAAGAGCAGGAATTGGTATCAATGCAGGTAGAATCAGGGGCATCAATTCTAAAATCAGAGGGGGAGAAGTTGCTCATACAGGGGTTGTCCCATTCCTCAAAAAGTTTGAAGCAACTGTCAGATGTTGCACTCAAAATGGCATCAGAGGTGGAAGTGCTACTGTCCACTTTCCAATCTGGCACCAAGAAATAGAAGATATTATTGTTCTCAAAAACAATAAAGGAACAGAAGATAATAGAGTTAGAAAATTAGATTATTCTATTCAGATTAGCAAACTGTTCTATGAAAGATTTATTCAAGATGCAGAAATTACATTATTCTCTCCACACGATGTTCCTGGACTGTATGATGCTTTTGGCACTGACAGATTTGATGAGTTATATGTAGGGTATGAACAAAATTCAAGCATTCCTAAAAAGACAGTAAAAGCACAAAGTTTGATTCTTGACCTCCTCAAGGAAAGGGCAGAAACTGGTCGTATTTACATTATGAATATTGACCACTGCAACTCTCACTCTTCCTTCAAGGATAAAATTGAGATGTCAAATCTTTGTCAAGAAATTACTCTTCCCACAGTTCCTCTTCATCACATTGATGACCCTGAAGGTGAAATTGCATTGTGTATTCTTTCTGCCATTAATGTGGGTAAAGTTAAAGATGATGAAGAGTTTGAGGAACTTTGTGATTTGTCAGTAAGAGGATTGGAAGAACTGATTGATTATCAGAACTATCCAGTAGAAGCAGCAGAGATTTCTACAAAGGCACGCAGGTCTCTTGGAGTAGGTTTTATTGGACTGGCACATTATCTTGCTAAACTTGGGTTTAACTATGATTCACAAGAGGCATGGGACGCAGTTCATGGTCTTTCTGAATCATTCCAGTATTTCTTGTTAAAATCTTCCAACCAGATTGCTAAAGAGAAAGGTTCTTGTAAGTATTTTAGCAGGACCAAATATGCTGATGGTATTCTTCCAATTGATACTTATAAAAAAGATGTAGACGAAATTTCCTCTATTACCTACCAACATGATTGGGAAACTTTACGTGCCGAGATTCAGGCACATGGACTTAGACATTCAACATTGTCAGCACAGATGCCTTCGGAGAGCAGTTCCGTTGTGTCAAATGCAACCAATGGAATCGAACCACCTCGTGGATTCTTGTCTATTAAAAAGTCAAAGAAGGGACCTCTTAAGCAGATTGTCCCCCAGTATCAAACTCTTAAGAGCAATTACACTCTTCTGTGGGACATGTCTAGCAATAGTGGTTATATCAACATTGTTGCTCTTATGCAAAAATTCTTCGATCAAGCGATTAGTGGAAACTGGTCCTATAACCCAGAGAATTATCAAGACAATGAAGTCCCTGTTAGCGTGATGGCTCAGGATTTCTTATCCACATATAAGTATGGATGGAAGACAAGTTATTATCAGAATACATATGATAATAAGACTGATGAAATAAAGGATGAACCAGTTAATTTAGATACACTTATTCAAGAACTATTAGAAGGAGAGGAAGATTGTGAATCCTGTAAAATTTAGAGTTAATTCAGAAGAAAACAAAATGCCAGAAGGAATGACAGTATTTAATACAACACAAGTCAATACCAAAAAACAACCAATGTTTTTTGGAAACCCTTTGGGTGTTCAAAGATATGATCAATACAAATATCCTGTATTTGATAAATTAACTCAACAACAACTTGGATACTTCTGGAGACCAGAAGAAATTTCTCTTCAAAAAGATAGGGCAGATTATCATACTCTCAGACCAGAACAAAAACACATCTTCACATCAAATCTAAAGTATCAGATTCTTCTTGATTCAGTTCAAGGAAGAGGTCCTGGTATGGCATTTATTCCATACTGCTCTCTTCCTGAATTGGAGGCATGTATGACTGTATGGGAATTCATGGAAATGATTCACTCTAGGTCTTATACTTACATTATCAAAAATGTATACTCAGACCCATCAGAAGTTTTTGATACTATTCTAACCAACGACAAGATTTTGGAGAGGGCATCTTCAGTAACACAAGCTTATGATGACTTTATTAATTCAGCACAAAAGTATGGAACTTCTAATGATTGGATATTTGCACAGGAAGGTGCAGGATATGCTAAAGAAGAAAGAATTGAATTAAAAAGAAAACTTTACAGAGCAATTGCTAATGTCAACATTCTCGAAGGTATCAGGTTTTATGTCTCTTTCGCTTGCTCGTTTGCGTTTGGTGAACTCAAACTTATGGAAGGATCAGCTAAAATTATCTCTCTTATCGCCAGAGATGAAAATCAGCATCTTGTCATTACTCAAAACATCATCAACAAGTGGCGTGAAGGAGATGATCCAGAAATGCAACAAATTGCTAAAGAAGAAGAGGACTGGGTAATCAATGCATTCAAGACTTGTGTAGACCAAGAAAAAGCATGGGCACAATATTTGTTCAAGGATGGTTCTATGATTGGTCTTAATGATAAACTTCTCAACAATTATGTTGAGTGGATTGCTAATAGAAGAATGAGATCTATTGGTCTTAAGACAATTTATGATATTGCTGCTAAAAATAATCCACTTCCCTGGACTGAGCACTGGATTTCCTCTAAAGGACTTCAAGTAGCACCACAAGAAACAGAAGTTGAAAGTTATGTGGTTGGAGGAATCAAACAAGACGTGAAGAAAGATACCTTTGCTGGATTCAAACTGTAACAGATTATACAAAATAAAATTATAAAATAATATACGTTCATTTGCTATTTGCAAATAGCAAACGGAAGTAGGGAAACTGAAGGAACGCACCAATACCCATAAAGTAAAGGAGCAAACCTATGGCGCTTATTTTAATCAAACAAAAAATTATGAAAGAAAGAAGACTGTATGAAGCACAACTTCATATGGCAACTCGTTGAAGATTTGAGAGGGTCCTTGTGACCCTCTTTTTTTATAAATACTTAAAAACTTGTATTAGATATGGCTGGATTAAACAACATCAGAGAAGCATATGACCAAGTTTATGCTCAAGTGGTTGAGAGAATGGACCCAGAAGAAAGAGAACTGAGAAGAGCAGAGGTTGCTGATAGAAAGGCAAGTAGAATGGACTCTAAGGTTGCTGCTAAGTATGCAGGGTCAGAAGCACAATCAGCAGCAAGAGCAGATAAGAAATCAAAAGGTAAGCACATTCATGGAATGGCAGACTCTGTAGAGTTAGAAGGTGATTTGGTTGATGAAGCAACAAGAAAGCCTTCACAACTTGCTAAGAGACAAAAACTAACTGGTCTTCTTCAGCAAATTCAAGACAAAAATGAAAAGGCTAGAAAACAAATTATGGCAACCAAAGCACACAAAGATATGGTGAAAGCTGCCTCAAGACATTTTGAAGAAACTGAACTTTCAGAAAGAGAACTTGACCCAACAGAAACCAGAGAAAAAGAAAGACTTGTAAAAGGTCTCAAGAAGTCTGCTGGTGATTTTAAACAAAGATATGGGGCAAGAGCAAAATCAGTAATGTATGCTACTGCCACAAAGATGGCTAAAGACAGGATGGACACATCCAAGTCAGACAGGAGATATGGTGTTGAGGGATGAAGTTTAACTTCCAATTTGGAAAGAAACAAAAAACAATATGGGACTATGCTTTTTGGAGCATAGTCCTTTTTTCTTTAGTTGCACTTTTATCATCAGTATTCAAAGTTAATGAAAAAACTATATGGATGTGGATAGACCAAATACAACGAGAATTGATTAGAAGAAATATATTACCTCAAGATAATCCAATACAAGATGAAATCCTTAATAATCCAGAACTTCTGAAAGAAAGAATCAAAGGTGATGTAGATGCTGCTCTAAGGGACTATGAGAGATGGGAGTCCTCCATCCCTCCCAGAATGACTAACAAGACCATTCTGGATGGTCTGAGGTCCCCAAGATTCTCTGACACTCAGAGGTTGATCGTGAAGGATGCCATTTACTATGAGTGTCCTGAAGGAGTTATGGGCATCAGAGGAGCATGGGTTGACAAAGACCCTCAATGTGATTAAAATCACTCTGTTAGGTTTGAAGGATAAATAATAGCTTATAGGATTTACTTATATGAGCTATGATAATCCTTGGAAATATCAAGGAAAGGTCTTTGAATCAGAAGATATTCAAGACAACTTTGGATTTGTTTATCTTATCACAAATAAAATAAATTCAAAACAATATATTGGCAGAAAGTATCTGTGGCAATTTAGAACGCCAAAAGGTAAGAAGAGAAAAGTAAAATCAGAATCTGATTGGAAAAATTATTATGGGTCTTGTCCAGAGCTTAAAGAAGATATTATTAAGTATGGCAGAGAAAACTTTGTTAGAGTTATCTTGTCGTTACATAAAACACCAGGCAAAACTAATTATGAGGAGACGAGACAACTCTTTGTCAACAATGTCCTCACTGAATCCCTTGACAACGGAGACCCAGCATTCTACAATAGTAACATTTTAAGTCGTTATTTTAGAAAAGATTATTATGAATTCGATGCAAATGCAGAAGATGTGTCAGAAACAAGTTGATGCAGTAGTTGATAGAATGCATGAATTGTGTGCAAAAGGTCAGTATGAAGATGCTAATGCACTATATTCTGAAATTAGTGACTGGATTGGTAATGTAAAAGGTCATGAAGTAATGTCGCTTGACTATCTTAACGAAATGTGAGATAATAAATAATCATTCATTATGATTCTTATTATGAGACTGTGATAATGATTTTAGAGCCCAGGAGATTCCCCCTTGAAAGAGGGGAAGTGCGGTTTCTCTATTGGGATGTAGAGTTCAATTAAAACTAGTGCAAAATTTCTTTACAGTAGCCGTTCCTCTTATGGCAATGGTTACAACCACGGCAACACTGCCTTCAGTGTTTCCTCCTCCACCTGTGAGTGGTCTTCCACAATATTCAATTATTCAGGAGGAGCCTACATCAAAGACAGCAATCCGAAAGGTTGCTCCAGAAAAACCAAAAGAGAAAAGGTTAATTTGTAAAGGGTGTAATGAAAATGAAAATGTAGCTCTGGAATATTTCCAGAACATTGGAATTAAAGACAAAAACGCCCTTGCTACTATCATGGGTAACATTCGTCAGGAATCAACTTTTGTTCCTAACATTTGTGAAGGTGGTAGCAAAACCAGTTGGAGTAACTGTGGACGCGGTTACGGACTGATTCAATGGACATCTGCTAATAGATATTATGGGTTGGGTGACTTTGCTAAAAGGTATGGTGGTTCACCATCATCACTTCACACACAACTTCGTTATTTGAGAAATGAGGTTCAGTGGCAGGAGATTGAGGAGAAGATGAAAACTCCTGGAAAATCAATCAATCGTTACATGGACTATGCTTATAGTTGGATTGGATGGGGGCATCATGGTGCTCGTACATCTTATGCCCATGACTATGCTTCTCGTCTAATTCTGGCAGAAGTTTAATCATACTTGACAACTGAATATTAGGGAGGTTATAATCCTCCCATACATGCGGGTATAGTTTAGGGGTAAAATGCCATCCTTCCAAGTTGGAGTCACCAGTTCGAATCTGGTTACCCGCTTCCCTATATAAAAAAATATGAAGAACAATGTTAAAAATCAGATGCAAAAATTGCAATATAGAATTAGAATCTCATCCAACCAAAACTAAGTGTTGTGGGTGTGAGAATATGACCACAGTAAGAGGAGAAAACATTAGTGGTATTAATTTGAACCTTGTAGAAATCATATATTCAGAGTATAATAAGAAGAGCACTAATGCAGTGCTATCAAATCAAGACCTGGCATTTCAGGAAGAACGTAAAAATCGTAAAGTTAGAAAAATGGAGTTTGAAATTAGATGAGTTGGGAACCACCAAAGTTGTCAAAACCTGACATTGAGTTTATTACTTTGGCATTAGATGAATACATATATTATTCCAAACAAGATGGAATAGATGTAAAAGAAGCAGAGCAAATATGGTTAAGATTAAATGACCACCTGCAAAAATTCTAAATGGACGATCACACCTATAATAATTGGGTGAAAATAAAAACAACATTTGAAGAATCTGGCAATACAAATAATATGTTTTATAGGAGGGCTTGTGAGATAATAAAAACTAAACACGACCCCCTTAAAAAGTTTCTTGAAGGGAGCAATGAAACCTGAAGAAGTTCAAAAGATGATTGATGCTGCTATTGACAAGCACAATAAAACTGCTACAATGATTAGTGCAAGCATTGGTTCAGTCTTGCTTTTCTTTTATGCTCATGGTGTAATCAGTATTATTGATAAAATGAAATGAATACTTATACAGTGGAAGAATTTCAAAACAACTTTGACAATCTTATTGGCAGAGTTGAAAATGGCGAACACATTACAATTATTAATGAAGAAGGACAAACAGTAGTCATGATTCCTGCAGATGATGAATTAGTGAAAATACACACACAGCACAATGATGCTCCATAAGTTTTGTGGGGGTATAGCTTAATGGTAGAGCGGCCTGCTTATAACGGGTTGGTCTGGGTTCAATTCCCAGTATCCCTATTGTCCCGGTTATGACAAAAAACTGAGCCCTGGTCGGGAAAGAACCCCCTTCAGTCATGGAGAGACTTTAAAAATCCTGGTGGAGTCATATGACCCTCATTAGGTTTCCAATTTCCTCAAAGAATTGGTGGTGCGGATGGAGGATACTCCCGCCTGGTTTCCAATTTCCAGTTAAAGAATTGGTGGCGAGCCTGCAAAAACGGAATTTAGAGGGGTTGCATAAACTCCTCTTTTTTTGTATAATAATATAAAAAGTATTTTGTATATGAAAGTTGCTTTAATCACTGGTATTACAGGACAAGATGGATCTTATCTTGCTGAACTTCTTTTGGAAAAAGGATATGAAGTTCATGGAATTATTCGTAGAAGTTCTCTTATCAATACTGATAGAATTGATCACATTTATTCCCAATTGAAACTTCATTATGGTGATTTGTCTGATGCTACTAATTTAATTAGAATTATCCAAGAAGTTCAACCTAATGAAATCTATAATCTTGGTGCTCAAAGTCATGTAAAAGTTTCTTTTGAAATGCCAGAGTTTACTGGACAAGTTGATGGACTTGGGACTCTTCGTATTCTTGAAGCAGTTAGATTGCTTAGATTGGAAAATAAAACTAGAATCTATCAGGCATCTACATCTGAACTATATGGATTAGTTCAAGAGATTCCTCAAAGAGAAACCACTCCATTTTATCCTCGTTCACCTTATGGTGTTGCTAAAATTTATGGATATTGGATTGTAAAAAACTATAGAGAATCTTATGGGATGCACGCAAGTTCAGGCATTCTGTTTAATCATGAATCTCCAAGACGTGGTGAAACATTTGTGACTAGAAAAATTACTCTTGGTCTTTCTAATATTCAAAAAGGAAATCAAGATTGTCTTTATCTTGGCAATCTAAATGCTAAAAGGGATTGGGGACATGCTAAAGACTTTGTAGAAGCAATGTGGTTGATGCTCCAGCAGGATACTCCTGATGACTATGTGATTGCTACTGGTAAACAATATTCAGTCAAACAGTTTGTAGAAGAATCTGCACCATACTTTGGAATGAATATTGTGTGGAGTGGTGAAGGTCTTGATGAAGTTGGTATTGATAATAATAGTCAAAGGATAGTCATTAGAGTTGATCCTAAATATTTTAGACCTGCTGAAGTTGAAACTTTGTTAGGTGATGCCTCTAAGGCAAAGGAACAATTAGGTTGGGAACCTAAAACTTCATTTACAGAATTGGTTGAGGATATGTGTAAAAATGGACTTTGATAGTAAAATTTTTGTAGCAGGACATAGAGGGCTTGTTGGTTCTGCGTTAGTTAGAAAACTTAGAGCACAAGGATATGAAAATATTCTTGCAGTTGGGAAAGATGTTGTAGATCTTACTGATGCTGAAGAAGTTAATTGTTTTTTTAAAGTAAAAAAACCAGAATATGTTTTTCTTGCTGCAGCAAAAGTAGGTGGGATTGGATATAATAAAGAATATCCTGCAGACTTCATTAGGGAGAATCTTCAAATTCAAACTAATGTAATTGATGCTGCTCATAGATATGGATGCAAAAAACTTTTGTTTCTTGGATCTGCTTGCATTTATCCTAAACATGCGCCAGTTCCTATTAAAGAAGAATATTTGATGACTGGTCCTCTTGAAGAAACTAACATTTCATATTCCTTAGCAAAGATTGCTGGGTATATGATGTGTAAAAAATATACAGAACAATATGGAATGGATACTGTTTCTGTAATGCCTAATAATCTTTATGGGATTAACGATAATTTTAATATTTCTCAGTGCCATGTAATTCCAAGTTTTATCAATAAGTTTATTACTGCAAAAGAAAAGAAACTATCATCAGTTACCTGTTTTGGTGATGGTAGTCCAACCAGAGAATTTTTATTTTCTGATGATCTTGCTGATGGCCTGGTCTTTTTGATGAACAATTATAATGACCCAGAAATCATTAACATCGGTCCTGATAGAGAAGTGAGTATTAAAGAACTCTCTGAACTTGTTGCTAAATTAGTTGGATATGAAGGGGAAATTATTTGGGATACCACAAAACCAAATGGAACTCCTAGACGTGCACTTGATAATTCTAAAATGAATTCTATTGGGTGGAAATCATCCACATCTCTTGAAGATGGATTGAAGACTACTATTGATTGGTTTTTTGAGAATAGGAGTAAGTATGCAAGGGTATAGATGGCCACTTATGAAAAACACTCTATCCTTTATGGATAGAGTTAAACTTGCAAAATTTGTTCTCACTTCTGACAAATTTACTCAAGGAAAAAAAGTTCAAGAGTTTGAGGATGCTTGGTCTAATTGGATTGGTTCTAAACACTCTTTGTTTGTAACTTCTGGCAGCACTGCAAACTTTCTTTTAGTTGCTGCTGTGATTGAAAAGTATGGATTGAAACCTGGAGATAAAGTTATTTTACCTGCATGTACATGGGTTACAAATATCAATCCTATTTTTCAATTAGGACTTACTCCAATTTTTTGTGACATTAACCTCCAAAATTATAGTTTTGATATTGGTAATTTGGAAAGAATATCTGAACAACATTCAGATATTAAAATGATATTTGTCACACACCTTTTGGGTATTCCTGCTGACAACACCAAGTATCAAGAGATTTTCCCAAATGCAATTATTTTAGATGATGTTTGCGAATCTCATGGATGTACTGATTGGGATGGAGATAAAATTGGTTCTAAAAGTTTAGGAGCAACCTTTAGTTTTTACTTTGGACATCACATGTCTACTATTGAAGGTGGAATGATTTCCACTAATGATAGTGAACTTTATGATCTAATGAAACTGAAAAGATCTCATGGTTTAGCAAGAGTGTCTGACAACTTTGGTTCTTATATCAACAAAAATCCTGAGATTGAAAAGTCATTTTTATTTGTAACTGATGGATATAACTTTAGAAATACTGAACTTGCTGCAGTTCTTGGTCTATCCCAACTAAAACGACTTGATAAGTTTATTAAAATAAGAAGAGATAATTATTTTAAATTTCTTGGGGTAGTTTATGAAAATAAAAATTTTTATGCAATCCAACCAAGTTTAGGTAATAGTTGTTTTTGTTTACCATTTATTTGTAAAACAAAAGAAATTAAACAAAATTTAATTAAACTTTTTGATAAGTATTCTATTGAATATAGACCTATAGTTGGTGGTAATCTTTTAAGACAACCATACCTCAATTACAATGTAGAGTGCTCAGAAGATATTTTGAATGTTGATATTGTCCACGAAAATGGAATATACATAGGTAACAGTCAATTTGTTTCTAGCAAAGAGATTGAAATTATTAAAAAAATTATTGGAGAATTGTAATGAATTTTGGGGAATTAATTGAACAGTGTATTAAAGAAACTGTTGATAGAGTTCTTTTTTCTGGGAAAGAAATTTCAGATATTGAATATGTAGAAACAGACAATCTTGGTGAAGTTGTTGAAAAACTTTCTATTCTTCATATTAGAACTTGGATGCTTGAAGATGCCATTCAAGAAGCAAAGACTGACTCAGAAATTGCAGAATTAAAAAGAAAGATTGATATTTGCTTTAAAGTAAAAAGACCACGTTTGGTTCAAGCAATTAATCTTCTTGTAGACAATGCAATTGCTCAGAATAAAACCTTAAGAGAAGATTCTGTAAAATTATATAAGGGTGTCTAGTGTGGAGAATAGATACATCTACCACCATCTTGGATTGGGAGATCATATTATTTGCAATGGAATGATTAGACATTTTTGTGAATTGTATGATCACATAACATTATTTTGCTATACTCACTATGCAAAAAATGTTAAGTATATGTTTAGAGATTTAAAAAATCTCATAATACTTGATTTTAAAACAGAACCAGAAGTTGTATCTTATATTACTCAGAATAATCTGCAGAAAGATTTAATTAGAATAGGATTTGAAAACTTACATCAACACTTAACATACACTACTTTTGATAAAGCTTTTTATACATTAGCAGGATTAGATTTTGATATTAGATTTTCTAAATTTTATTTGCAACGAGATTATTCTAAAGAGGAAGAATTAGTAAAAACATTAAACCCAACTGGAGAACCATATGCTTTTGTTCATGATGACCCAGATAGAGGGTATAGTATTGACATAGATTGTGACTACAATATCATTAGAAATGATAAAAGATTTTTACTATTTGATTACATTAGTTTATTGGAAAATGCAGAACAGATACATTTGATGCAATCTTCTTTTAAAGATATGATTAATTCTTTCAAAATGAACAAACCAAAAATATATCAACATAATTATGTTAGAAACTATCCTAAATCAATACACTCAGTAGGATTAAATTACATAGAGGAAATTAATTGATGAAAATACTTTATTGCATTAAAACTACAGAGAGGTATCAAAATAGAAGAGATTCTATTAAAGATACTTGGTTAAAAAACGTTGATGATTATCTTTTTTATTCAGACCATGAAGATTTGGATAATAGTATAATTAAAGTTTGTGAAGATTCTTCTTATGGTGGATTAGAAGAAAAGGGTGTAAATTTTTATAATCTACTCAAAGATATAGAAATTCAAAGTGAAAAAAATGTTTTGGAGTATTATGATTGGTTATTTTTAGTAGATGATGATACTTTTGTTAATACTAAAAATTTAAATGATTTTGCTCAAGGTGCTGATGAGAGTAAAGGTTATGGGGAAATATTTACATATGAAACACATCCCGACAATCCTATGTTTAGTTCGCCATCATTTAAAAAATCATACAAATGGTACTCTGGTGGAGCTGGTTTGTTAGTCAGCACAAAGACTATTAAAAGTATAAATGAATTTATTAATTACAATACTAGACATGATGATGTTAGTATTGGTCTTACTTTTTTTAATAATGGAGTTGAGTTAGTAGATTCTAATAATTTTAATTCACAACCTCCAGAATTCTGGGGAGAAACAGATTTGGATATAAAAAATAAAATTACATATCATCACATAGATGAAAATAAAATGTTAGATCTTTATAAAGTTTTGCAAAATGACTGAAGTTAAAAAAATATGTTTTTTTAATCATTACCATAATGGTGATTTGTTCAACAGCAAATCTTTTATAGAAGAAATTATTTCTAATATAAACTTAAAATATTACTATGCACATTCAAATCAATCTATAGTTCTTTCTGATTTAAATGCAGAATATTTAGAAATCCCAAACATTTCCCATTCTGAAAAATTTTTAATAG